TGTCATAGTGATTGTTTGTGCTTCAGCGTCTGTATCCCAATTGTATCCTTTAAATGTAGCAGTTTTAATAAATGCTCCTTTAATAATCCATTCAGAAACTACATCACCTACTGGTCCTAATACGTTGAATGTTAAATCTTTTTTATAGAAATCAGAATAACCATCTCTACCTGTTACAGATTCGTGATGTAAACGTACCCATTCCATTACAGCTTGAGCACCTGATGGTGTGATTGGATCAAATAGTGTCATTGTAATATCACCCCATGATGCTCTACCTTTTACTTTACGGTATACGTTGATGTGGTTCAATTTAATTTCACCTTGTTCTATAGAGATATCACTTACTTCTTTTACGATATATGAAGGTATTCCATCCATATACATAATAAACCTATTTGCAACTTTAGGTTCAAAGGCTGTGAAAAATATTTCATTTGGGTTTAATACTGCCATTTTATGTGTCTATTTTATTTTATTATAAATATTATGCTTTTAAGCTTTTACCCCGGGAAAGTAGCTCCCGTAGGTAAAATATTAAAGTTCAAGTAAATAAATTCAGCTGTTTTAGTTGGTTGTAAATAAATAGCACCTACTAATTGATTTCTATCGATTACATCTGCTGTATTATTTGTATCATCCATTACTACTTTAAATGCATACAATCCTTGTCTTTGTTGTACTGAATCCAAATATGGATTTACTTGGCTTAAGAATTGATTTCTTGTTGCAGCTGTATTTTGTTCGAATACTAAATTATCTGCTACTTGAGAAATATATGATTTAAGAGCAATTAATAATCTTCTAACATTTACTCTATCTAAAGCAGATGCTTTTGTTTGTAATGTTTTTTGTCCATATACTACAACTCCTCTTCCAGGTAATGTAGCTAATGGATTTACTTTACCAGTATATAAAGTATCTTTATCTGTTTGAGTTAATTTTCTTTCTACTTGTCTTACTGTTCCTAATCCACCTCTGTTGATACCGGCAGGTGCGAACCATGGCTCACTTACTCTATCTGTGTAAGCATAAACTCCCGGGATCATTGTTGAAGCTGGTACCCAAACAAGTTGTCCTGTATTAGGATCAGTTGTTTGACACCAAGGCCAATAAGCAGCAGCATATGAACTATCTTGTGTAGCAGCTTTATCAATTGCTCCAACAACTGTTTGAGCATAATTTTTAGGATCTACTACTACAATTGCATCTCCTCTTTCTTCAACATAAGAAATTAATTCATTTATATTTCCTGGGTAATTATCAAGTGTTAATCCAGGTACTGTAATTATATTATATCTGTATTCATTAGGGTTAGCTAATAAAGCCATTGCTGTTTTGTAGCTATCTCCTACTAAACCTTGAGTATCTGTAGATATAGCATCATATAATTTCATACCTGCTTTTACATTATCTCCTATACCTCCACCAAATGAACCACTTGCTGCTAAGGGAATAGAAGCAGTATATGGTGATTTTGCTGTACCATTATTGTCAAGATAATCTGGTGTTTTTAATCCTACTTCTTTTACTCTTACATATCTTGAAGCATTTGGATAAGATCCTGTAACTTGAAGATAAGCATTAGTTCCTGATCCTTGTACGTTTACTGTTTGATCACCTATTACTCTAGCTATATAGTTAGGAGATTTTGGATCTAAAGATAGATTTGTAAATGTTTCTAATATTGAAGGATTTCTACTATTATCATTTCCTTGTCTAATAATCAATGAAAACACTCCACTAGCTGTATTAGGGCTAACAATTTGCCATCTATAATTTTCAGCAGAACCGCTTACTAAAGATCCACTTATTTCTTGTCCTGTATTATTCATAATAGCACCAGGACTTAATGTTTCAAGTATAAATGCACTTCCACTAGCAAGAGGCATACTAGAAGTTACAAATGAAGATACAGCTGGAGCCCAATCTCCTGATGAGGATACTACTCTTGTTACTAACAATGAAGTACCTCCATTCTGGAAGTAGTTAAATGCTGAAATAGAAGTTAAGAATGTGTAAGTATCAGATGCACTTGTAAAAGTACTTCCAAAAGTTGCTAGATACTCACTATAAGTTGTAACTAATGTAGGTATATTTATTCTACCTTTTGCGGTAGGACCTACAATAGCTGCACCAGCCTGTACTGGTTGTGATGTTATTTGTGATTGGTCATTTTCTATTGCCAATACACCAGGGGAAATTAATATTTCTGCCATTTTTGTATGTGTTTATTTTGTGATAAATATATTAAACTATATCGAAAGTCTAATTACTAGGAAGAAACTCTCCTGTTTCTAAAGAAATACTTCCTTGACCATATTTATCTTCTAATTCTTTGGCTATAGATATTTCTTGTTGTTGGAGACTTTGTAAACTAGACTTTAATTGTTCTTTTTTTAATTGTAGATCCATTATTTGGATTTCTACGTTTCCTACAACACTAACTAACTCGTTAAATTGACTTTTTAATTCTGTTAATTTTTGAATTTCTTCTTGGGTTAAAACTTGTTTTTCCATTTTGTTATTTTTGATTATAAATATGTTAATATTTTTTAAGGTAGAGCTGTTTGAGTACCTATGTATGGGGTTGGATATGGTGAACCAAATGGTTGCATTTGAACATATGTTGGAATTGAATTAATTGTGACACCAGTGGATGATGGATATATGTTTGGAAAATAAAGATTATATCCAAATGGTCCGTATTGAGATGGAGAAACATATTGAGTGAATGTAGGAAGATTAAAAGGACCAGATGATAGTTGAAGAGTTATATTTAAAGTAAATGAAACGGGGTGGGGAATACTAGTTTGAAAGGCTTGATTTGGGCCATAATAATACATCGTTATCATTGCAAACCCTGCCCAGTTAAAAAAAATAAAATAAGTGTTTATTGTATGATTATATCCACGCCAACTGTTTAAATTAATATTAGGAGTAGTATTTTTAGGTTTAAAATAAGAATACACATTTAAAGGAGGATAACCTGCTACACCTCCAATTGATGAGTTTGTTAAACTAAAATTAGATGTAGTTCCCATACCTAATTCTGTTCTAATATCTCCTATACTAATTGAAGATGAAACATTAGTCGGTCCTGAAGCATTATATCCTGGTGGGTATGCTACCATTATTATCCTATTTTAGATTTTAATTCGTCAATTTGTTTTTGTTGATCTTTTATAGCTTCTATCAATAGGGCTACTATTTTTTCATATTTAACAGCTTTATATCCATTATCTCTAGTTGTTACTAGTTCAGGTAACACTTCTTCTATTTCTTGAGCTATAACTCCTACATCATGGCCTTTATATATATCTTGTTTATCGTTCCAATCAAATTCATATCCTCCTATTTTTTGGATTTTTTCTATAGGGTTTGAGATTGTGGTAATATTATCTTTTAATCTTTTATCTGATGATGCGAATGCTGTTATATCTGAAGTAGCTGATATAGATCCTTGTACTTGTAAAGTATCCCATAATTTAACAACACGTACACCACCAGCTGAGTTATTTCCAACAATCATTAATGCTTGGTATTGTGATTCATTAGAGTTTACTATCGAAGCTCCACCAGCTGCTCCAGGTGCCCAAATACCATAACTGTTAAATTGGAATCTTGAGCCAAAAGCATTACTAGCACTATCACATGTTCTAGAAGAATCTACTCTTACACCAAATGTATTTGCCCCATTCCATCCCATTAATGTTGGACGTCCAACTCCTACCAGCCATGCATCATCTGGGTTGGTACTATTAATAGATGTCCCATCGGGAGAGGTACCATTTGATGCATCAAATATTGTATGATTATTTCCCCAATATTTCCATGCAAGTTGACCAACAACTGCTGTTATAGTTCCATTTGTTGCCCAATTAGTTCTATTTGTAGAAAGATTAGTTGCATTTCCTGTTAAATTTCCTGTAAATGAACCAGTAAATGAACCGGTAAATGAACCCGATCCTCTTACAACTCCTCCTGAAAATATTAAAGCTGATGATCCTGAAAATGTTCCGCCATTATTAAATTGGTAGCTATTTAAGGGTAATGAAGGTTGGGATGCAGATGCTAAAAGTCCTACAGCTGAAGTATAGAATAATTGTCCTGTAGAATTATTAATGGTAACCAAAAACGGTTGAGAGGAAGTTGTTAAACCTCTTAACGTAACAGAACCCGTTGTATCTAAAGATCCTGTTAATATTACACTTTGATTTAATGGATTTACAAATGAAGCAGTACTAGCAAAAGATGAACTTACGGCTTGTAAAACATAAGATGCGGTTTGAGCATTTTGAACAAATGAAGCTGTTGACGCAAAAGATGAACTTACAGCATTTAAAACATATGATGCTGTTACAGCATTATTGGCCCATGAAGACGTTCCTAAAAGTGAACCGGTAAATGAACCTGAAGTAGGCCCTATTACAGTTAATGAACCTGATATTGTAATATCATAATCGCTTGCTCCTGTAAATGCATCTACGGATTGAGATACGTGCCAAGATTCTACTGTAAAATCTTGTGCAATTCTATCTCCTGAACTAAATATATTTTGTAATACTTTTGCCATTTATTTTTTTATTTATAAATATTTTATTTTTATCCCCAATAATTATCTGGGTTGAATCTTATAGAATATGTTCCTGATACTATTTGTCTATAATAATGACCCATAATACGATTTTGGCCTCCACCAGGTGCTGAGTCTGTAAATCTTCCTGATGTACCTAAATATAATGGTAACCCTGGTTGGTAAGAGGCATATGATCCAAATATATCTGTAACTACAAATCCTTGTAATAGAATTGTTATAGGGTCACCAGTTCCAACAGTATCTAAACATACTCCTAACAGATTATAAATTGAAGAGTTTGTACAATCAGCTACATCCCATGTGTTTGCAGTTGATAGGTATACTATTTGACCTATACCCAAACTAGCTCCAGCTATCCCTGAAATTGTTTCTCCATAGTATTCTGCTCCAGCATTAGGTAAGTTATTATAATCTACAAAAGATGTTATACCTGATGTAGGGGTAGTACCATTTGCTGTATCTAATATTTTTATAATCCCCTCTGAAGATCCATTAGATAATGTAATTCCATCAAATTGTAAAGCTGATTCACCAGTTATACTTCCACCTCCTGTAGCAGTTAATATATAATTGTTTACGTTATTTGAAATAGCACCTGAAATGTTAGAAGCTGATATTGCTCTAGTTGCCCAAGATGATGTTCCAAATAAAGATCCTGTTATACTTCCACTAACTCTTAAAGATCCTGTTATTGTAGTATTTCCAACTATTGTTGTACTACCTATAATTGAAGTTGAACCTGTAATTGATGTTGATCCAGTAACAATTAATCCACTTCTTACTGTTACTGTACCGTTTGTAAATGTAGCTGAACCTGATGATATAAAATCATCTTTTGCTGTAAGGGCTCCTATACTAACTGTTAATGCACCATTAAAGATTGAAGATCCTGTTACTGCTAATGCTGGTATTAAGTTATTTCCTCTGTCAATTGTAGCAGCTACTGTAGTATTATCTACACCATCATAGGGTAGATTAACAAATAATGAACCTGTATTTACTGTTAATGAAGAAGATTGTATTACAGTAGAGCCTGATAATATAGTATTTCCTATATTTGTTAAACTTCCAGATATAATTGCTGATCCTGTGAAGGGGAATGTTCCTCCTACTACTGATAGAGCAAAAGATGCTGTTACAGCATTTTGAGCGTTAGTTGCAAAAGATGAACTTACAGCATTTAAAACATATGATGCAGTGAAAGCATTTTCAACATATGAAGCGGTTAAGGCGTAAGATGCAGTTGTAGCACTTGTAGCTACAGTTGCTGTTGTTGCAGAGCCTGCTGTTGTTGCTGATGTAGCTGTATTTGCGTTTTCAGCAAACGTTGAATATGATGAACTTACTGCATTTAAGATGTATGAAGCACTTACAGCATTTAAGACATATGAAGCAGTACTTGAAAATGAAGCACTTAAAGCATTTGTTGCATATGATGCACTTGTTGAACTAAAGGCGTATGAAGCACTCGTTGAACTAGAAGCGTATGAAGCACTTATTGAACTTGAAGCAAAAGATGAACTTAATGAACTAGTAGCAAACAATGCCTCTTGAGCATATAGAGCAGCATCTGCTAAAGATGTATATAAAGTATAGGATGCGGTTGTAGCTAAAAATGCATTTTGAGCAAATGTAGCATATGATGAACTTACTGCTTGTAAAATATATGATGCGGTTTGTGCGTTTCGAACAAAAGATGCAGTACTAGCAAATGAACTTGAAACAGCATTTAAGACATATGAAGCTGTTTGAGAAAATGATGCACTTACTGCTTGTAAAACATATGAAGCAGATTGAGCATTTTGGGCAAATGAAGCAGTACCGAATAATGAACCCGTAAATGAACCTGTAAATGAAGGTGCAGCTACTGTATTGTTGAATGTAGCATTTCCATTTGATGCTATAGATAATGCAGGTGGGGTTGCTCCATTAGCAGCTCGTAAATCTAATCCATTAGATTGTATTATTAATTTTTTCCAAGCCCCGTTAGCTGCTAAAGATTCTATATAATGTTGACCAAAGTCATTATAGGTACTTACTCTACCGTCTGAACTTGTTACTGAGAATCTTGTTCCATCAAATTGTAATCCGTTTTCTCCATTAATGGTTTCACCACCAGTGGCTGTTAATATAAAATTATTTGTATTATTGGTTATATTGGTAGAAATAGGAGCATATGATGCACTTAAAGCATTTGTTGCGTATGACGCGCTTATAGAACTTGAAGCCCAAGATGCACTCAATGAACTTGATGAAAATGTTGATGCCGGTGAATTAAGCGCATATGAAGCTGTTATAGCGTTTTGAACATATGAAGCCGTGGCAGCATATGAACTTGAAACAGCATTTAAAATATACGAAGCTGTTACAGCATTGTTAGCCCATGAAGAGGTTCCTGTTAATGGTCCTATAAATGAAGGAGCAGTTATTGAATTTAAAGCAGTTGTTGAACCTGATATTAGTAGAGGTCCTGATTTTAAATCTATTGTACCCCATAATGTTTGGGTATCTCCACCATCAGCTCCTATTAAATTTGAACCAGAAGTAAATGCTATGGAAGATGTTATAATTTGAGAGAAAACTATACTTGCAGTTCCTGTCACTAGTATATTAGATGCTGTTATAGTTAATCCACTTGCCACAGTAGAAGCAAATGAAGCGCTTACTGCTTGTAAAACATAGGATGCTGTTTGAGCGTTTTCAACATAAGATGCGGTTGCAGCATATGAGGCACTTGTTGAACTAGAAGCATATGATGCACTTAGTGAACTTGATGAAAATGTTGATGCAGGTGAATTAAGTGCATATGAAGCTGTTATAGCATTTTCAACATATGATGCTGTTAAAGCATATGAGGCACTTGTTGAACTTGATGCAAATGATGAACTTAATGAGCTATTAGAGAATGAAGCACTTACCGCATTTAAGACATATGAAGCAGATTGTGCATTTTGGACAAATGAAGCCGTGGCTGCATATGATGCACTAAGAGCAGGTATTAAATTTAAGTTTATACTTTGGGAAGTATTGTCATAAAAATGTAAATTAAGGTTGCTTCCTGAAATTGAACTTGAATAGAAAAGGGATGAAAAATTACCATCTACCTCGGCAAAAGTTAATTCTCTTTGTACTTGGTTTCTTAATACAATAGACATATATTTTTATTATAAATATCCAAAAAGGATATTATATTACCCTTGTCTTATAAATCCTAATTTGTTTAAAGCCCAATCATATGCTGCTATGTTGCTTCCATTCCAGTTTGTATAGTCTGTTCCAGACATTTCTAGACTACCTTGTTGAATCCTTTCTCCAATATCATTAGCAACATAATATGTAAATTGGGCTGCAGTTGAAAGATCATCAAACATTAAAGTTAGAGAAAATTCGTTTCCTGTTTTGGTAATTGTTACGTCTTGTATTTTTATCATTTTATTTTTTATTTTAGTTGTATAAGGTTACTTCTATTGAGGATTTGTTTAGGTAGTTGTCACTTACTCCACTATCTCCATCTACTATTAAAACTACATCGTAAGTGTAGTATAGATTAGCGAAATAATTATTGGTTATACCATCATACTCAGTAAAATCCCCTCCTACTAATACTTTATTTCCTGGGTATAATTTTAAAATATTTATTCCGCCTTTGTTTGCAACAAATCCACTACCATATGCTCTATACCCATTTAATTGTTTTCCTGTATTTTGAAGATAGTTAAAACAACTTATTGTAGTTCCATTAAAATCTGTAAACACTCCTCCTACTAACCAACCATCAGCTACTGCTTCTATTGTACGAACTGTGCCATCATATCCACTTCCAGCTCCATAATTTGTAGCTTGTATCATGAAATCTGTATCTTGTGTGCCATCTGGGTTTAGTTGGTATATGTAATTTAAGCCTGTTCCAAAAGCTCCTGTAAAATCACCTCCAATTAACACTTTATTTGAATTATATCTAATAGCAAAAACACCACCATTTAAATTAGTAGATATATTAGAAGAAAATGTTGAGTTTTGAACTCCAGTTCCTGACATTTTAGCAGCATATTGTACTGCAGTTCCGTTAAAACCACTAAAGTTTCCTCCGACATATATGTTATCTGATGGGTCTATATCAAGAGAAAACACAGCACCATTAAATCCAGTTCCCGCATTTGTTGTAAAAGAAGAATTATATGTTCCGTTAGAATTTAATTTAGCTATACATCCAACTGTATTCCCATCAAAATCTGTAAAGTTTCCTCCGACAATAATAGTATTATCTGATAGTAATTTGATAGAATTAACACTACTATCAAACCCACTTCCTATATTGGTTGTAAAATCACCATTTTCACTTCCGTCTGAATTTAAACGGCAAATATAATTATGTACTGTAGTTCCATTAAAATCTGTAAAATCTCCTCCTACTAAAATTTTATCATCTGGTTGTACTTTGATTGTGCGAACACCACTATTAAATCCAGTTCCTATATTAAATGTATCATCTATTCTTCCATTTGGGTTTAAACGGCAAATACGATTAACTGTAGTTCCATTAAAATCTGTAAAATATCCTCCTACTATGATCTTTCCATCTGATTGGTAATCTATGGCAAATACGGTATCATTAAATCCATTTGCAGCATTTGCAGTAGCAGCAAATCTACTATCTAAAAATGAATAGTTACCATCATTTCCTGGGTTAATTTGGGCTAATGTATTATAATTCTCAACTATATCTGGTTGGAACATAGGAACTACTTTAATATGATCTACTGAGCTAGTAAAGTTAAAATGGAATATTCCTTTTGCTAATCTTCTCCAATATGGTATAGTTCCATCTGCAAGATTATTCATGCTAGGTGCAACTTCAGCTATAGGATATCCTAAAGGAGTTAAAGTTGAGCCATTAAATTTTTCAGGTATAGAACCTATAGCTTTAAATACACATCCTGTTGTGTTTATAACACCATAAGTTACTTCAGCTACATTTGAAAA